AGCACGAATTAAATAGTCTTCATCATCAGTTTTAATGTTTCCTCCAGAAATTAGAAGATTAGCTCTACTTACAGCATTTGCAACTTCTGTGAATGCTGGTTCATAATGTTTAACTTCTTTTACTAGACCCGATTCGTCAATCTCTGTTGTTGTAAAGTTGTTTTGACCTTCATTGATATATGTTCTTTCAATAACATTTCTGATAATGTTACCCGTGTAAACAGGACCAAAGAAGTATGTTTTCATTGTGAAACTCAAAGTGTATTCTATAACTCTTCTGTCTTCAAATCCACCCTCAAACTCATCTGAAAAAGATATGTCGTTTAATACAATTGGCACATCTCTGTTATCTGACATGTCATCAATCATTTTCATTGTAACTGTATATTCAGGTTGAAAATATGGTAAAATCTGCTCTACAACTTGTAATGCATCTGTCATATTTTTTGCAAGAATAGATAATGTGAAATTTAAATCGTATGGTGCAGGTGCATATTGAAACTTTCTTGATGTGCCACCCGTCTCAGTTGCTGTCTTATTAGACCTGATTAATTTATTCTGCTGTCTTTGTGCATCGTAATTGAAACCATCAAGTTGAAATGCCATTCTAGGTAAAGATATTGCACTTCTACTTCCGTCTTGCAAATCTGGTTCTTCTGCCAATCTTTGTAGAAACTTTTGAGCAGGTCCGTATGAGATTGGTACTATCTGAGTTGTAAGAATAGTTCCGTCTGATTTAGTTTTCTTAATCTGTATGTTATTAAACAGAGTACCAAAAACAGACACACATCTCTTAATTGTTTCGTTGTAAAAATAAGTACCGAACATTATGGTTCACCAAATGGATTAGTTTCTGATAAGTCTAAGAAACTTGAATCATTGTTTTCAAATTCTAAGTTGTCTGCTTGTGGGTCATTTTCCATGGTCAGTACATCGTCAATAGATGCAATGTCGTATGATGCATTGTTAGTAGCACCTGTTAATGTATCACCAGCTTCTAGTGTTTGTATGTTGTCTTTAATCTTAAGTTTTCTTGTTGTGCCATCCCAAGACACAACTTCACCTGCTAATGCACCATTAAAGTTGATATTTTCATTGACGAAGAAATTACCTGTTCCACCTTCTGCTAATGTCATGCTAATAACATATGCTTGTTGGTCTTCGATAACATCAATAACAGTATCTCCTGTATCGAAATCTTCTCCTGAGTATTCGAATAATTCACATCTGAGTTTGAATACAAAGAGTTTGCCCACTTGATAGAATGGGTCTTCGTGTTCTACGAACTTGATTTCAAACATTGAGTTTGTTAAAGGAAAGTAAATTAAATCACCTTCGTTAGGTCTTAAACTTGTTGCCAAATTTTCATCTAATGAGATGAATCTTTCCCATGTTCTTAGTGAGATGACAAAGGTTGCAGTATCACGTACTTCGATACCAAACTTAGACATAAGGTCTCCGTCACCTTCGAAACCATCTGTATTTTCAATATACATTTCAACACCGTATGCATCACCAAATTTTGATTGCACATCTTCGTTGAACAGTTCATCTTCTTCGACTATTTCTCTAGGAAGATAAAAAACATCATGACCATAAAATCGTAAAGACTCTACAACGAGGTCTTCATACAATTGTTGTTCAGTGCTTACTGCATGATTAAAAAATACATTTGTCGGCATAATTAACCTATCATATCGATTGGAAGCATATCATGATTCATTCGTACTTCTTCTTCGAGTCTTGTAATCTCTTCTTGTGCTTCCTGCTTCATTTGTGAGCCATCTAACTCGACACCACCAGGCAACTGTATACCAGAGAATTTACTTAGATTTTCTCCCCACTGATATTTTGTTAATGCAGTTGCATATTTCTTTAACCACATATCATCATAAACATCTGTAAATGTTGTTGGGTCCATCTTTCTATAGCACTCAATAATGATGTATTCATTTGCATTGATGCTAGATAAGTCCATGTCTAGATATAATCTGTTCATATGTTGATTAAATCTGATTGGTTGTCTGCCCACTAAAACGTGGTCAAGTAGATTGATGTGTTGTTGAACTTGTTCGTAATAAAGAATGTTAGTTGATGTTAAATCATATAAGTCATTCAGTCTCAACTGATATCTCAAGTCAAACATATTCAGATTGTGTTTATCGTTAAATGGAAATATGTTTAGAACTGAGATAACTGAATCTGGTAATACGATATAATTCTGCTGTTCTTTTACTACTTGATTATCATACGCATGTGTGCCAGCTGCATTCTCTGTAGTTGACTCGTTAGTTTTCATAGTTGCTAACTGGTCACTGCCTAATTGATGCTTAAGATATACTTTTGTTGAACCATCGTAATGGTATTGATAAAAATATTGTAGTGCTTCGTCTACTCTATCGTCTAATTGGTCATCATCAACGTTTATTTCAAGTACAGGTGCACCAAGCTTTCTTTTGATGTAATCTTTAAATTCTGCTTTTGATGTGGGTTTTGCCATAATAGTATCCTGTAATAGTACTATTTATGTCAATTTTAGTCTTGAAAATATGTTTTAGTTTGTAGTCTATCCAGTTTTTGGTCAATACGTTCCATGGTTTGAATGAGTTTCTCTAAATCTTTTTCGAGTTGGTCTCTTGTGACATAGTCCTTTGCAATCTCTTCTCTTGTTTTATTGATTAAAATATCAAGTCTTTTTTGTTCTGCAAGTACCCCTCTCACAAGAAATCCCACAGGGACTATGATAAGAGAAAGTATAAGATTCCAGAGTAAGCTTGGGTCGATAGTTATGTCCATATAACTATTTAGAATATAATATCGCCGCTCTCGTCTATATTGAAACGTAAATCAGAATATTTCATGTCGTCTCTTAGACCATCAGGATTGTTGCCAACATCAAGATTAAATGATATACTATATCTATCTTTGTTTGTGAAATTTGGTTCGACCATATGCATCAAACCACTAGGAAATAAATGTAAGTCACCAGTTTTTGGTGTAAGTTTCCAACTTTCAGCTAATCTATGAGTGTATGGAAATGCACCTGCAACTTTATGATTAGTATCTATTGCACAAAAATCACCTTCAGTTCCCTCTGCATCTATGTACATTACACCTGAATAAAAACAACCATTGTGTAGATGTGGTCTATTCCAAGCACCAGTGTCGTTTATGTTTGCCCATGAGTTATGAAAATTTACTCTAACATGCTCTTCTTTCACACCAAGAAAAGGCATCATTTCAGTTCTAACCATTCGTTTGATTGACCTAATTGCCTTTACAAAAATAGGATTTGATTCTACTTTATCTTTAGATTGCCAACCACCAGTGTTTGATACCTTTCTACCAGTTGGGTCAGCTCTATGCATCGCATCAATTTCATTTTTAAGTATAGCAAAATACTCAGCATTCATATCAGGTTCTAAGTGTTCATCTACACCTAAATGCTCTCTAGTAAAAACAAACGTTGGAAAAATTATATTAACTGACATTGTCTTCCTCTGGTCTATGAAAAGGACATTCTGGTGGTGGATTATCTTCTGAATAGAATTGACCCTTTTCTTTCCAATATCCTTCGTTTCTATAAGGACCCATTTTATTAAACTCAATCTCTCGGTCTTGATATTTAGTTAGTCTATTCAAGTCTGTAATTGACCTATTATCATCTGTCTTTGTATGGACAGATTCGTTGTTAAACCAATTCTTTGTACTGCGTAATTGATATGTTGCAGTCCAAGTGTCTCTTTTATATGGTATAATTTGACACATAGGTGTGCCTTTCGTTATAATAAATGAATGATTAACTTTTGGATAAAAAATAATTTGTGAGTTATCTTGATTTGTATTAAATTTATCAGTATCGATGATACCTTGCCAAGTTGCAAAGTATTCATTTTGAAAAAGAAATGGGTCTAGATAAAAGCAAGAATAACCTGGTGGTGTTTTAACATTCCATGGATTTCTCATTTTAAATGCATCTTTAACAGGTGCATTTTTGCCTAGATATTCAAAAGAACCCAATGATTGATTACTTGGGTGAGAAGGAGAAGCAATTCTGGGTTGATGTCTTTCTCCACTTTCTTTCGTTTCCTTTGTTGCGCTCTGTCCGTCATACATGATTACTTCTATGTCTCTATTTGCTAAAACATACCAACCACTTTTTAACCAATCGTCCATTGCAGGACATGACCTTATCGTTTGAACAAAATCTCCTTGGACATGCATACCGACTTTTGCTTTTTTCCACCACTCAGGAGATACAGATTTTGCCAATACTGGTTTGAAATCTCGTATTGTTTTCTCGTTATGTGCAATGAAATCTATTGTGGGCATAATTCTACTTCGTCACCTCTTAACACAATTGAACGTCTATCGGCATATCTTGCATTTTCATTTGGTGCATCTGCACCATGTGGTATTCTACCATCAAACATTAATAATCTATTAGGTTTAAATTCTACTTCTGCAATTTGATGATTTTGTATGTGTTCATCACGACCATCTAAACCTTGTTGTTGCTCATCATAAAATCTTAATGTACCACCCCAATTTGAATTCCAAAACGTATTATAGTAATACAGAAAAGATAGATTCCAATCATCTTTTCCTGCACAATCTGAATGAGTTGTACCGTGCAGACCTTGTGTTTGTGAATTTAATCCCATATACTGAAATCTTATCCATTTGAACCCAAAATCAGTTTGTATTCTTTCATTGAATGCTTTTGCAAGATATAAAGACTTACGGCAACTACCTTCTTCCTCTTGATTTTCATTGCGTAAAAAACTAGCACCCCAAAATTGATGATGTGATAAACCAGTTGGACTATTACCTCTTACTTCATTTGTTTTTGCCCAAATTGGTGCTTGGGTAAATGTTTCATTTATCGAATGATGAATAGATGTTTCTAGATAATTATCTATTACATAGACTTTTGTAAGTGGTAATTCGACAACGTGAAACGGTTTGTCGATGTATTCGACATCTAGTTTCATTAACCGATTAATGCTTGACGTGGTATTGGAAAAGCAGCTGCGTAGTCATCAAATGGTTTGAGAGTATCTTCTCTCGTATTGTTAATCTCTTCCATTACGTTGACGTATATATTCCAAACTTGGTCGTAATATTCTAGTACTCTTCTTGCATCAGACCTGAGGGGGTGATTTGAACCTTGACGTGAAGCTGCAAGTACATCTAGTAGACTACCAAATCCGTAATTATTTGCTTGGTCATCAACAAGGCTCTGACACATTTCATTTAGATTGCTACTATATTGTTGATTTAATGATACACCTTCAGGTGGTGCAGAATTTTCAATATACTGTTCAATAGCATCTCGTTCTACATCGTTAAGATTGATTTTTTGTTGGTCATCAAAACACTTTCCATCTTCCCATTTCACAATCTTGACCTCTATGTCATCATAAATGACAACATCAAAATCAAAACCAAGATTTGGTTTATCAGTGTTTTCAAAACTATACTCTAGTCCGTTTGGTTTTCTTATGATGAGATTTCCGTTCTCATCGTATATAAACATATTCATAATCACTCCATTATAATTTAAATAGTTCTATTTGTCAAGTGCTTTAACACTCAATCTATCATAGATGTCTAGCATATTTATTTCACTGGTATCCATGTCTTTTATCCAAGGACCACCTCTAGTGTAATGTATTGCAAATGCTCTTGGTTTTTCTTCAATCGTATCATAACCCTCTGTTATAATCCATCGTTCTGGTATCTCACTTATCTTATCTGTCCATTCAAATTGATGTAGATATTGTCCTGTTTGTGTGTTAACAACTTCAGGTGTAAGTTTTCTACAGTCTTCATGACCGTTATTGAATATCATCATGCTTGACCAAAGTTTCTTAGGATAAGGAACGTTTTTCTCACCATTAAATTTTGTCTCAATGATAGGTTTGTCAAACTTGTATTTAACACAAGCAACAGCATCATCAGTATTTAAAAAGTAGAATAACGGTAAGATTGATTTTTGAAATATGAAATCATTATCTACAAAGATACTGAACCCCTCATAGTTCTCTAAGTAAGGGATTAAAAATCTACTGTAAGTAAACTCAGTTGATTGATTTGCATATTCTCTTGTATACTCTGGTATCTTTGATACATCTAGGGGTTTAATGTCAATATCCCATTTAGTCATAGCACCATGAACATCACCTCCACCAAAACCTTGAATAATAGATTGTTTCATTATTTTGATAGACGTATCTGTGAAGTCACCGTGTCTACTATCATAACCTACGTAAATATTGACTCGTTTGCCTTTTGCCATTTGAGTAACTTTTTTGTTATGTTCAAAAACATTCTGTCTGAAGTCTTTCTTTCCTGATAGATTGTTTGTGCCTGTCGATGTTTCAATATAACCATTAGCATAATTAAACGATATATTGTTATGTTCTGCGTTCTTACTTTCAATTAATTCAATGTGTTTCTCTATGAACTCATCTAAAGTAAGTGCAGATGATTTGAATAAATCATATTTGTCATAGACTATGAATTCTAAATCATCATCACTCAACATATCAAAAACACCAGACCTAATAGAACCTGGGTGTATTTGAAAAGTGTAACCTTCATCATATCCACGTTTTACAACTTTGCCTTGAATTGGATTCCAAGCACCTTGTTCTCTGATATCATTTAGAACCCAATGAGCTTTGGCTGCATGATAATAGATAGAATTTAAAGATTGCTCTGTAAATCCTTCTCTGTCAACATCTGTATTTTCAAAATCACAATAATCTCTTATGTCGTCATACTCATCATTTGAATTCTTAAAGTCCATACCACCGAAACCAGGAACTTCTTCTCTGAGTTTTTCAGTATATCCGTGTGGTAAAAAATAATGATATGCGTATGCTTGAGATTGTAATGAATTGAAATCTTGTACAAGATATGAGGTCTTGCTTATCTTAGTGTCTAATAATTCGTTTGCTTCTTTCCAACTTGCCCACTTAACACTGTCAATATGATTGTCCCAAATGTATTGTAATGTTTTATAGACCTGTGTTTCTTTATAATCTATATCTATATTGAAATGACCAACATAAACGTGAACGTACTTACTATCTGATTGCTTTTCTAATTCTGCGTTAAACTCTTCTGGAGTGATATTTGGATTCATAAAATTTCATAATGTTGTTATTGTCTAACGATATTTATAACACAATTAACCAGTGATTGGTGATGCTGGCCATTGTTGTGACTCAACTCCATCCCATCTTGCTTCTGGTGTTCTTCCTTGAGTTGCATAAGTGAATGGTGACCTATGCTGGTAAGTAAACGGTGTTTGTCCTTGTCTTGAATATGTTGAAGGACTTCTATGTTGATAAGTCGTTGGTGTTTGACCTTGTCTTGCATA